TTATTTAATCATTATAGGCGAAAAAGAGTTGGATATCTGTTCTTTTTGCTGCATCATTAAGTCATTATATGACTTCAAACCCCAATTGGCTAACATAAATGCAGAATAATTATCTTTTCTAGCTTTATTAGCAGAGGCACTTCTTTTTAAATGTTGAGGCAAATCAAAGGATTGAGTGCCCCTACTAGTAGCAGAATGCTCAATTAATACGCATTGTTTCTTGGTTTGATAAATGAAATCATCTTGATTTTCTATAAAGTCAAGCATTTCCCAGTCTTTTTTCTCTTCTGTTTTTAGTAATTGCATTGGTAGTCTTAATGAAAATTGAGAATTAAAGAAATCATCTGAAGCTGAAGTTTTGCTTGCAAACCAAACTTTTTTATAATCTATGCATGCTTGAAGGTATTCATTAGCTCTTCTTATGAAATTACTAGTAAATACTTGGTTAAAGCATATTCTTTTATTTTCTAAATTATATTGATTTTTAGCTCTTCTTAACATTTGATTATAATCTTCACCTTCTAGGTCTGAATCGAAATCAAAAGAATTTATTTCAAGTTTATTATTTTTAAATAGTTCTGATTGGTTTGCTGAAGCTAAGAATACGTCTGCTCCTGCATTATCCATAACAATTAAATGAATATCAAAATTAGTTAATAAATAATAAAAATAATTAACATGATTCTTTAAATTTCCTAATCCAGCGTATGTATGAACTAAAGTGCCTTGTCTAGTGTTTTCGTCTATTTCTAAAACAGCCATAGCAAAATAATCCGCATTTGGACTATCACTCATATTAGGATCGATTCCAAGAATATATTTTTTATTTGGTTGGCCTTTCATTAAAGTATGAGGGCTTTCTCCATTTTTAATAGTACAATCTTCCATCTTTTTTGCATTAAAATAACTATCACTACCATCTGTGAATCTAGCGCAATATTCTCTCAAGAAACTGCTATGGCTTGATCCACCAGCTTGAGCTTCTTCAATGATTGTTTTATCGATCATTTCTTCTGGTAAGGCTTCGTAACTTAATTGACTTACAAAGTATTTTGCTTCACTTTTTTCTTTTTCTAAGATTTTCTCAGACCATTCATTATAAGTTTTATAAAGATTTTCAAAAGTATAGCTAGCTGAAGATAAAGCTATCATTTTACTTGTATTCTCGAATACCATTCTTTCTTCTGGCTTCATAAGTCCATCTGCAATAAGTTTATCTTCGTATTCTCTTATCTCCATTCGTTCTTTCATATTTTGTGGAGCGACTAAGAATGGCATCAATACATTTTTAATAATTTCTTCTGGAAGAAGTAGAAACTCGTCAAGCACTAGAACATTAGCGCGAAATCCTCGAATTTTTTCACCATTCAATGGGATCGCTACAATACTTCCTCCATTAATCTGCCATTCAAACTGATCGTTTCTTTTAGCTTTGGCTCCAAAGCATTGAGCTAATAACTCTGCTCCTGGACTATCTACTATTTTTTCTAAATTATTAAATATAAATCTTGCAGTTCTAAAAGTTGGTCCAGCTATAAGTATTTTAGTATTTGGTTCGAATACGCATTGAAGAAAACAAAATACAGCTGCCATAAAAGATTTTCCACAGCCACGACCAAATACGCACATATTAAAATTTCTATTCATTAAGGCTTTAAGATGAATTTCTTGATATGCAGCTAATTTAACTCCACTAATTAATTCAGTTGTGAATCCAATATTAGCCCTAAGAAATTTAGCAAGAGATATTTTAGCTTCTTTATCATTAAGATAACCCTTTAGCTCTGCTAACTCAGCATTAACATCTTTAACTTCTCTTATATATTTATCTGGACAATATATCATAAAAGTTTCATATCATAAGCTAATTGCAAATCTACTTTGTTGTAGAAACATTTACTTGCAAATATAGATTCAATTGCTCTTTTCATTTCATTTCTGCCATCAACAAATAAAAATTGTAGATTACTATACTCTTGAATTAAAGATCTAACATTATGAAATATATACTCTGGCGTAGCTTTTATTTTTTTACTAATATGAGGTAGATATTGAAAGCTTAAAGCGCTGGCAAGTTTCTCCTCAACGATAACTATTAAATATGAATTATTCTTTTGAGCTTTTTCAATTTCATTTTTAAACCTATCAAAATTCTTAACACTCAACGTGCTTATGAAGTCGCTTAGACTTTTTCTTTCTATATAACAATTACAATTTTCATTACTGCAAGAATAATCTCCAAATGAAAGCGTCTTAATTTCAAAAGGAATATCGAACTTCAACCAGCTCTGTTCTCTTGTATCTACGTATATGGTATCTTTAGTTGTTAATTTATTTTTAAATTGAGAAGTGATATTATTTGGGTGAATAAACTTATTTTCTAATCCTATGCTAGAACATATATCATAATAATCATTAAATATTTTATTGTAAAAAATAATAGAAGGACTCATTATAGTTCTCAACTCTATTTGTGTTGGAGAATATATTAAGTTTTTATCTTTTTTTCTTTTAATTAAAAGATTCTTGCAATATTCTTGAGCCTTATCTAATGATTGTTCTTTCAACCATTTTTTCATATTATTCTTATCGTTAAAGTCGCTGTTTAGATATTGATCTTTTGTTTTGAAATTAATTGTTTCTCCTGTAAGAAGATCTTTCTTCGGATAATATGTATGATAGTATTTTTCTTTATTTAAACCATAACCTCTAAGCGCGAAATGAAGACTTTTTTCATCTTTGAACTCTTTACCATCAACTTTACATATTACGCTCATCCATTTAAAATCTCATCCTTTGAGATCCCCAAAATTTTACATTTTATTTCATCCATTGTTGAGAGTCTATCTATTTCTTTTTCGATAGTCTTTTTTCTCATCTCTGCCATTTTCAATAGTTTTGCTCTGCTTTCTTCTTCTTTCCACATTTGTACAAGATTGATAATAGAAGCAGTTTCTTTAACTTGTTTGCTTAATTTATCGCTTCTTTTTACTTTAAGATCATTATTTAATTTTTGCTGACGATTAACGCAATCATTATATTCCTTGCGAGCCGTACTACTTGCTTCTACAAGAGCCATTGGGATTTTGCCATCTTCTTGCATGGATAATTCTATTTGATGTTGTAAAACATTAATTGTTTGTTGAATATTAGAGGATATAACAACCTCTGTGCAGAGTACAATATATTGATCTACTTCTTCTTGAGAAAGATCTCCTTTATCGTAAGTGTATCTTACGAAACTACTTTCGAATAATTCTCTATCTGGTTCGTTATCGTAAATATTCATTTGATGAGTAAATCTATGAGTATTCATATAACCAATTAATGAGTTTATTTCTTTTTTATGTTTATGGGTAAGCTTGTTCTTATCAATTCCATCTAAAACATATTTATTAATTTTCGCTATTGTTCTTTCTTCGCTACGGGGTGGTTTGTATCCTTCTGTAGAGGCATTTTCATTTTCAGTATTATTGAATTTGATATTGCTCGGTATATTTTTCATATGCTCAAGAATACTTCTCGTTTCTTGGCATAAGTTAGTTAATGATTCATTTTTAAATAAAATTTTTGCCATCTCTAACCCAGTCATAGTGTGGCAATTATTACTAATATATTCTTTTTGGTCTATTGTTAATTCTATTAAACCTTTTGCTTCGTATTCGTGGCTTTTCTTTGGTTTAATTTGTCTTGAAGCTAAAAATTGTTTAACAGCTTTTCCTTCTTTGCTTCGTCCGTCTAAATCATCTCTATCAAAAGCTAATTTAACTAATTCTGCTAAAGATGGAGGATTATTCGGCCTATCATTCCATTCTTTTAGGAGTTTTAATTGTTGGTCTTCGGTTAGTATTAGTATATCGTCTGACATATTAACGTATATCTATTTCTCCGCTGTAGATATATTTTTTAACTTTTTGTATAATTGATTTTTTAAGATTTTTAATTTGCTTGTATCCTGCTGATCTATTTTTTTCAGTAGTTTTATATCCCATTATCCTTGCAGCTTCTTCTTCTGACTTATGTTGAACATAAACTAATTCATAAAATTTCCATTCAGATAACTTTAACATTTTTGACATTTTATTGTGAATATTCTCCGCGCTCTTCTCGATATTAATATTATCATGTACCATGTTATGAACTTCTTGAGTATGATTCTCTAAGGCTACTGGAAGTTTAATATCGTAAGCTGATTTTTTTCTTTTCTCCCATTTCTTATAAATAGAACATGAACCGCATTGTTTGCCATATATTTTACATAGATCTTCACCTTCTGCAGCTGAACATTTTAAACAAGGTCTCGAATAATTTCCATAATTATTACGAATCAAATTTTTAATTTGATTGCTTATGATTCTATTAACCCAAGGAGCAAGTGGTTGATTTTGATCGTAAAGCGCCCATTTATTATTTATATGTATTCTTAAAATTTGAGAAACATCACTGAAATCCATCCAAGCAAGTGCAGTTAGATTCCATTTATTTTTCCTCTTATAGATTTCTTGATCTATTTCAGAAATTTTTTCCTCAAACTTAGCCTTCTTTTTGCTCATTACTTTGATCTTCGAATAGATCCAGCTTCTTTTTTGAAATCTTCAAGAATTTTCTTGTTTGATACTTTTTGAGCTTTTGTTTTTGAAGGATTTCTTTTATTTGGTTTTGAGGGAGATTTCATTAAATCTCCTATTTTTTCTCCTCTGGTTTTTTCTGCAAAAGTTTCTACTTCTAAACCATTTATATTTGGAACATGATTAACATTATTATCATAATCATCATTATCGTCATCATAATTTTCGTGATCATCATTTTCAATATTTTTGAAATTTCTTAATTTCTGATTAAGATTAGGGCGAGCACGATTAATCGTATTATTAGCTATAACAGGTTTATCTTGAACAGTTTGATTATTATCAAATGATTTACCGCAATTACAGCAAAATTGGGGTTTTTTTAAAGAATAGTCTGTTGGAGATCCACAAGAAGTACAATATCTTTTCATTTAATATAATTATATATTAAATATTAATTTAAATCCAATTAAAATAATTATTTAAGATGATTGCGTTGATTCGGAAGAAACCTTTGTTTCTTCTATTTTAAGATCTGCTTTAACTTCTGGAGCTGGGGCGGTTACTGCATTATGAGCTGGTTCAATAACTGGGTTTTGTGGTAAAGGGGCTGGAGTTTCAATTTTTTGCTCAATAACTGGTTGGGTTTTAATTTCTTTTTCTGCTTCTATTTGTGCTTTTTTATCTTTAATTTCTTTAATCTTATCTGAAAAATCAATTTCAATGCTATTTCTGTCTGCTGCTTTACTTTTCTTTTTGGGATTGCTGTAAGTATTTAAACAAATTGCTACTTTTTGTTTTTGAGGATATTTCTCATCTTTCATAAATTCCATGCAACGACCCATGTAATCACCTTGTTTCTCATTATCTTTTTTTGAAGGTATTGGCATGTATATCATTACACTTATTTTTATAAGTGTAATTTTTTATATGACAATTGCAACTGGATTAATTTGCTTGGCAGTATTTGTTTATATGTTTTATCTTATTGAAAGATTGAAATAGTATTATTTATAATTTAATTTTTAATACATTTCCAGCAGCTACATCTACCCATAAAGCGCCACTTGGTAAATTATCACTATTTCTTGGTAAAGTAGTGGGAAATATCCATGTAGTTGCTGGCGTAGTTTGAGAAATTGATACATTATCTAGAGCTGGATTAGCAGCGTCTGCCCAAAATCCTACAATAATGTTAGTATTTGCTGGAATTGAATTTCCAGTTAATGTAAATGTACCGCTAGTTGTTGTAGAATATGAACCTGTAGCAAGATTATTATAACCTATATCATATATTGCTGCATTTAAAACTGGAGTACCAAAAGCTGGAAAAGAATTCAATAAAGTAAATGTTAATTCTACATCTGAAGTTATTGGTAATCTTCCTAAATTTTGAAGAAAAGAATTACCAGAAGGACCCGTGCTTAATTGTGCTATATTAGCTACATAATTATTAGTTTCTAAGCCACTATAAATTGTAAAAGTATTATTAACTCCAGACCAGCCAATTGGCACACCAGACCACCATTCCGCTTCAACTTGTTTTACAAGTCCATTTAAATTACTAAAATCACCGTTTATTCCGCTAGAAATCATAACTCCAGAATTTACAGATGAGACAGAAGGAGATACTTCAATATATTGACTTATACTTGAAACCCATGCATAAGTTCTCCAATCGTCAGTTGTTATATAAACTCTACTTGTTTGTTGTGGACCATTTGCTACAAGATCTGCGTAACTAGAATATGTTGGAAAAAGACTTAAAGTTTGTCTTTGAGATTGAACGCTAAGGCCCGTTAATAAAGCCCTTCCAGCAGTTGTGGAATCTGAAATTTGAGTACTAGGAATTATCGCTTTATTTATATCTGGTCTGCCTGGATTTAATATCATACTTTATTTACACTTACCTAAATAGTCCTTAATATCTTTTGTTAGCTTTTTTCTCTTATTATATTCTAAAACTGTGACGAAAGTAGCTATTGATACTGGAAAGAATATCCTAAGAAAGAACTGGAGGTGATCTTCTCTACTTAATAAATCAAAGTAATTAATATAAAGGTCACTTAGCCCCCAAAGCGTAAAAAGTATCGCAGGAATGAAAGTGATAAAAAAGAACTTATCATAAGTTTTTAAATTAGCCCACCAATTTTTGATTTTAAATAGCATATCATAAGAGCTTACACATTAGTTTGATCCAATAGGTGTAGCAAGTGGTGGATTTACGGCTGATGTGACTGGTGGAATTAGCAAAGCGATTGGAGGTACTACCGCTGGTGGACTACCTTTACTCTGCTCTCCTGCTGCTGTTTCTATGTCAAATGAATTAGATTCTATTTCTACTGACCCACCACCTGCTGGAACATCGTAACTTTTGCCCATAATATCAAAAGATATTGGAGTTGAATGACCAGAGCTAACAAGGGTGATTCTGCCATTTTGATCTTTGTTTATTGATATTTTAATTTTATCTTCAGCTTGGGAAGTTTGAATTAAAATTGCCGCTAATAGTATATATATTAATTTTTTCATAAAGTTTTAGACAGTTGAGATTGAAAAACATTAGATTTATATTTTAGTGTTACTTGTTTAATCATATAGCCTACTGACACATAGATTGCTTCATTGTAAATTGGGTTAGATGGTTTGTGGCTATTTAAATTTAATATCCATTTATGGGAATCCAATCCTATAGGCTCAATACCTTTGGTAAAGCATGAAGCTTCTTTTGTAACATATACAAACTCTAATCCAGATTTTTTTATATCTTCTTGTAATGTAGACTCAGGCATATAAGCCAAACAAAAAATAAGCCCTGTTATAAATATGCTAAATGTATAATAAATTTTATTCAT